ACCTAAACGAAGAACATTTTTCTAAAAGTAAGGGCGTGTTTATAAAGATAGGGGATATGGATTTATACCATTATATTAGAAGTCATCTCAAAGATAGTAAAAGAGTATGGGATGATATGTCTGATAAGTCTGATAAACTTGCAGAAATAAAAAAGATATTGGAGGATTAGTGGCTAGAAGAATTAAATTAAAAACACCTATTCTTGGAAGAAGAAACTTCTTAGATAAGAATGAGGTAGAGTTTTATAGGAGGTATAAAAAAATGAAACTAGATAGAAGATTGATATATGATACTCATACAGCAGTTGGAATAGTAGAGGGTTATATACCTGCAAAGGATGCTCACGAAGAGATAGAAGCGTGGCAACACTTAATAGATACTGGAGTTTGTTGGCATTTACAAGGTTGGTTTGGTAGAACAGCACAATCTCTGATTGAAGGTGGTATCTGTAAAGAAAAAACAATAAATTAAGACTTGACTTATATGATAAATTATGATATGATGTCAACGTGGATGAGAAAACTTGGAACTATTTTGATTTCAATACTTGTCCACACTAATATAAAGGAGAACAAATGAGAACAATATTAATACTTTTAATATCTATTACATTAATAGGATGTAGTAATATTAAAAATCCAAGAGTAAGTTTTGGAAAGAAATGTTTAGATAGAGATGGGGATGTTGCCTATTCTTATGTTTGGTTATACGATAAAAACGTAGGACTACACGCAACAAAAAGACAATGCGACTAATATTATTAATAAGTTTTATTATGTTGATAGGGTGTTCATCTAATAAGTTTAATGCGAACCCTCCTATAACAATATTAAAAGAAGTTATTAAGCATCAATATAATAAAAAAGTAAGAGAGGTTTCATACGAAACAAAATGGTAAGTATCATCCTGCAAATGCGTATGCTAAATGGATGAAGTTGTTTAATAGAAACTTAAAAAAGAAAAAGAAAAAACAAACCTTTACTAATGAACAATTAGTAAAAGAAACTAGGAGGATATAATATGTTTGGTAAAAAAGAAAAAGTACAAGCTAATAAATATATAATAATGTCAAAGATAGATGGTACAGTTAACTACTATCAACAAAAAGGATTTGCAACAAGAGAAGATGCAGATACTTATGCTAAGTTGATGATGAAAACAGAAGACTATGAGAAGAATAAATACTTTTTATTCGAGCAATCACAGGCTTATTCTTTAAGTGAAAAGAATGTAGTTAGAACTGAGGAAAGTTTTAGTACAAATGGTTGATACTTATTTAAAATCTATTCTTGATACAGTTGCTGATGCTAGAAAAAATAAAGGCAAGAATGATTTGGAACGAATAATTGCAGAACAAAAATTAAAGATAGAAAATCTTGAAGCAATTAGTAAGGTACATCAAAAACAAAATGGTGAACTACAAGTAAGAATAAAAGAACTTGAAAAACAAATCGAAGATAAAAGAATAGATGATGGGGGTTGGGTTACAAGTGATATTACTTGACATAATTCTGACACATTGTTGTGGTATAATAGGTAATGCTAACAGAGAAACAATATAAACTTTATAAGTTTCTAAAAGCGTATGCAAAAGAAAATAATATAATGCCTACGTTTGAAGAAATGAAAACACATATGAATATAAAATCTAAGAGTGGTATATTTAATATGTTGTTTTATATGGAATGGAAAGGATATATCAAACGTCATCCTGCCCACAAACGAGCAATACAAATAATAAAGGAGTATGAAAATGACAATACCTGAGACTAATAAAGATGTTAATGGAAACTATATTGCAAGAATATACGGAGGTAGTTATACACCTACTCAGTTAATTGAGAAGAATGGAACTACTTATAATGGATATATAAAACAATATAAGAGGTATTATCTTACTGAAGATGGTAGATGGTTTAATGCTATGGGATTTGAATGTAATGTTCCAAGTGGGTTTGACCACGTTAAGAAGATATGGGAAGTCAAGAATGAAGCTAAGAAATTAAGAGATGATAAGAAGTATCAAGAGTATAAACGGCAAATGTTTAAGAAGGGAACGAGATAGTGAGTAAGTTTTATTTAAAGAAGTCATATGTTAATGCACATATTTGTGTTGATGATTACCACGAAAATGTAAAGAATGAAGAGAAGTTAAAACAAAAAATTAAGTTTACGGATAATGCAACGATAGTAAGTAGAGATGTAAAAGAAACTAGAAGTACAATCGAAGAAATAACTGAAAAGGAATATAATAAAAAGATTGGAAACAAAAAGAATACTACTATAAAACTATCTGAAGTAAAATGATAATAAATAATAATGTTATAAATGCCTTCCAAGAAGGTAAGGGTGAAGGATATTATATTACACCTGAAGTTTTACTATGGAGAAGTGTTATCGTAAGAGCAATTATGGATGCATTGGATATAGATATTCACGCTTGGGGATTAAGCAGAAGAAGAATAGTTGAAGAAGCTAACGCTTGGTTTGATACTAAAGACCCATACTTTGTTGAGGTTTGTGAGAATGGAAATATGTCAGCATATTGGGTGTGTAGAATATTTGAAAAATTAAAAAATGGAAATGTAAAAAAAGTATTTAAATCTAAAAACTTAAATAAATTTTTAACAGAGTATATTTGTAAGTTTGAAAATGAAAAATAAAATCAAATTAAATGACAATGCTAAGTTTGATATAGACTTAAAGTATGGTCAGGTTAGAGAAAAGAGAGTTGCTGAACTGTTATCTTCAGATAAGATTGAAGTTAAAACGGAAAGGAGTTGGTGGAGAAAAACAGGGAATGTGGCAATTGAGTATGAGTATAGGGGTAAACCTAGTGGTATTGATAAGACAGATGCTAAATGGTGGTTTCATATACTTGAACAAACAAATAAAGAATATTGTATGTTAGTATTCAGAGTATCAACATTAAAAAAAATAGTGAAGAAATATAAGAAGACACATACAAAAAATATAGGTGATTACAGGGCTAGTAAATGTGTAGTTATACCTATAAAAGAATTGTTCCATGAGAGATGTTATAGTTTATAATTATGAGTAATAGAGATTTATTATCAGCGTATAAAGAACAACTTAAAGATTTAACAGAAGAGAAGCAAGACCTAATAAAATTAGCAGATGAGAAGGATGCTAGAATTAAAAAGTTATTAATTCAATTAGAACAAGCTAATGCAGATGTTGAAAACTTAGGTAAAAGAATAGCTGAAGTAGAGGCAAAGGCAAAAAAGAAAGATAAAATAAAGAAGATTATCAATCAAAAGATTGATGAAGTACTAGAAAAAAAAGATGAGATTGTTGTTGACAATGATGATGAAGTATGATATTGTTTCACCAACAATGAAAAATAAAAATATAAATAGAGGTAAAAAATAAAATGGCAATAGTAGAAGGTACAGCGTACTGGGCATCAATAACAAGACCAAACGAAAAGTTTGAACCAATGTGGAGGGTTGATTTATCAGTATCAGATAAGGATGCTGAAGATTTTAAAAGCAAAGGTATCAATGTTAAAGAGTCTGTTATAGATGACAAGACTATAAAAAATATGATAACTTTTAAACGTAAAGTTTCAAAAGCAAATGGAGACAGAAATTCTCAACCTACACTCGTAGATGCAGAGAAAAAACCACTAGACAAAATAGTTGGTAATGGCAGTAAAGTAAAGGTTATGTATAAATCTTATGATTGGAACTACAAAGGAAAGAAAGGTACAGGCTTAGACCTCCAAGCAGTACAAGTCGTTGACTTGATAGAGTATCAACCTAAAGAAGATTTTGCAGTAGAGAAATCTTCAAATGGTGTTGACATCAAGGAAGATTTTTAGTAGTATCAGTTTGTTAAATGAAGTTTAGATTTATTCATTTATCTACTCCGTTGGAAGAGGTGGCTTGTAGTGAGTCTCCTCTTCCTTTTTTTTATTTAGAATAATTAACAATGAGGGCGACAATGGAAACAGAAAAGAATGGGTTTGTTAAATATCACCTACCCTGTCCACTATGTTCAAGTAGTGATGCAGTATCAGTAAACAAAGATGGGTCAGCATATTGTTTTTCTTGTCAAGAATATATCAAGGAATATAATATGGAAACAACAGAAATACAATCAACAAATTCAAAGAACGAATATGAGGTATCAGACTACCTCAAACAATCTAACTATGCAGAAATTATAGATAGAAATATAAGAGAACAAACTTGTAAGCGTTATGGTGTTACAGTAAAAATGGATAGCGTTGGTAATATAACGAACCATTATTATCCGTATCACGATAAACAAGGTGCAAAGATAGCAACTAAAACTAGATATACAAAGTTAAAAGAGTTTAGTTTGCAGGGTAATACTAAACTATCAGGCTTGTTTGGTGAACATTTATTTAATAAAAACAAATATATTATTATTACTGAAGGTGAGTTAGATTGTTTATCAGCTTATCAAATGTTTAAAACTGATAGATATGAAACACCAGTAGTAAGTATTAAGAATGGAATTACCTCAGCAGTAAAAGATATTAAAGGTAGTTTAGATTGGTTAGAACAATTTGATAATGTCATAATAAATTTTGATAATGATGAGCAAGGAAGAGAAGGTGCATTAAAAGTTGCAGAGTTATTTAGTCCAGGAAAATGTAAGATATTACATTTACCAAATGAATATAAAGATGCTTCAGATTGTTTAAGTAAAAATAAAATTCAAGTATATACAAAAGCATTTTGGGATGCGAAGTTATATGCTCCTGATGGCATCATTAATGCTAATATATTATTTGATGAGATAACTAAACCAACATTAAAATCGTTTGTTCAATATCCTTTTGAGGGTATAAACAAATTGACTTATGGTATTAGACCTGCAGAATTAATTACATTTACAGCAGGAAGTGGCTTAGGTAAAACTCAAGTGATGAGAGAGATTGTTCATCATATGATTAAATCAACAAAAGATAATATTGGTTTGTTAATGTTAGAAGAAACACCAGTAATAACTTCAAAAGGTTTAATGAGTGTAGAGGCAAATCAAAGATTACATTTACCTGATGTTCATGTAAGTAAAGAAGAGATGAAGACTTACTTTGATGCAACAGTAGGTACAGGTAGAGTATTTATGTTTGACCATTTTGGCTCTAATTCAATAGATAATATTGTTTCAAGAGTTAGATACTTGGCTAAAGGTTTAGATTGTAAATATATTATTATCGACCACGTTAGTATTATAGTATCAGACCAAAGTCATGGAGATGAACGAAGAGCATTAGATGAGATTATGACTAGGCTTAGAACGCTAGTACAAGAGACAGGCGTTTCAATGATTGTTGTTTCTCATTTAAGAAGACCTGATGGTAAAGGACATGAAGAGGGTGCAGCTACAAGTTTATCTCAATTAAGAGGGTCAGCTAGTATTGGTCAGCTTAGTGATATGGTAATAGGTTTAGAGAGAGATGCTCAGAATGACGACCCTGAGATTAGAAATACAACAAGAGTAAGAGTATTAAAGAATAGATTTGCAGGATTAACTGGTCCATGTTGTAACTTACAATATGATGTTGATACTGGTAGATTAAAAGAGGTGAACCTTGACGACATTTAATAAAGTAGTTTTTGATATAGAGACTACTATTAATGCAGATAAGATATGGTGTATTGTTTGTAAACATGATAAAACTTATTATCAATTTACAGAAGGTAAAAACTTACACAGGTTTGAAGAGTTTGCAAGTAAGACAAAAGAATTTATAGGACACAATATTATTGGATTTGATATTCCAGTAGTTAATAAATCTTTTGGTAAAGACTTGTTTAAAGATTGTAAGATTACAGATACATTAGTATTATCAAGATTGTTAAACCCAGTTATAGATGGAGGACATTCATTAAAAAACTGGGGTACAAAGTTAGGACATAATAAAATAGAGTTTGAACAATTTGATTTTCTTTCTGATGATATGTTAAAGTATTGTAGGAATGATGTTGAATTAACTGAAAGACTCTATAAATTTTTAATACTAAAGATAAAAGATTTTGGAGAGTCTGTTGATTTAGAACATAAAGTTTCTACAATTATACAAGCTCAACATGAAAAAGGTTTTAAATTAGATATAATAAATGCTTATGGATTACAAGCTAAGTTTCAAGAGGACATGAATGATTTAACTAATGAAGTTAGAAAGTCTTTCCCTCCTTTAAAAATAGAAGAAGAGTTTATTCCTAAAGCAAATAATAAAGCTAGAGGATATGTTAAAGGTGTTCCTTTTACAAAGGTTAAATATAAAGAATTTAATCTAGGTTCTAGACAACAGATAGCTGAGAGATTGGTTATGCTTGGATGGAAACCTAAAAAGAAAACAGAAAAAGGACATATAATTGTTGATGAGAAAGTTTTATCAGAAATAAAAAACATACCTGAAGCAAAACTAATTAACAAGTTTCTAATGCTTCAAAAAAGAATAGCCCAAGTTTCCTCCTGGATTGAAGCAGTTAGAGAAGATGGAAGAGTACATGGCAAAGTAATAACCAATGGTACAATTACAGGAAGGATGAGTCATCAATCGCCCAATATGGCTCAAGTTCCTGCTGTGTACTCTCCATATGGTAAAGAATGTAGAGGACTATGGATAGTAGAAAAGGGCTATAAATTAGTAGGTGTGGATGCATCAGGGCTAGAGTTAAGGATGTTAGCACACTACATGAACGATAAGGATTATACAAATGAAGTCATTAATGGAGATATACATACTTCAAATCAAGTTGCTGCTGGTTTGGGGTCGAGAGATGAGGCAAAGACTTTCATCTATGCTTTTATCTATGGAGCAGGGAATAAAAAAATCGGAACTATCATTGGAGGCTCGGAAAGAGATGGCGAAAGAGTTAAAGAAAAATTTCTTAGAGCAACGCCAAGTCTTAGACGCTTACGAGAAAAAGTGGAACGAGTGGCTCAACGTAGATGGGTCAGAGGACTCGACCAAAGAAAAATAATAATCAGGCATCCTCACGCTGCATTAAATACATTATTACAAGGTGCAGGTGCTTGTGTTATGAAAAAAGCGTTGACAATCCTACAAGAATATGTTATAAATAAACAAATCAAAGCCTTCCCAGTTGTGAATGTGCATGATGAATTTCAATATGAAGTTCAAGAAGATAGAGCAGATGAATTTGGAAGACTTGCAGTACAATCAATAATTGATGCAGGACAACAATTAAATGTTAGGTGTCAATTAAATGGAGAATATAAAATTGGAAACAACTGGTCAGAAACACACTAAGACTTTAGATACTTTAGCTGTTGATATTAAAAATTTAATTGCAAATATTTCTAAAGGTAAACCTGCTAAAGTTAGTGAAGAACAATTAAATAGATTTCTTACTAATATTAAAGATGCTTTCTTAGCTTGGAATAATCCTGATAGAAAAAAACAAGGGATGTTAAGAATGTCTGTACTAGGTAAACCACCTAGACAATTATGGTTTGATAGATTTAGTCCAAAGAAATATTTAGCAGGGGATGATAGTCTTAACTTAAAATTTTTATATGGACATTTACTTGAGCATCTTGTTTTATTCTTAGCAGAATTAGCAGGACATAAGATTGAAGACCAACAAAAGAAAGTAGAAGTAGATGGTATTACTGGTCATCTTGATAGTAAGATAGATGGTGAAGTATGTGATGTAAAGTCAGCATCATCATTTAGTTTTAAAAAATTTAAATCAGGTGAGCTATTAGGTGATGACCCATTCGGTTATCATGCACAAATTGCAGGTTATGAACAAGCTGAAGGTACAAGTAAAGGTGCTTTTCTTGTTATTGATAAAGTGTCAGGTGATATATGTTTATATCAACCTGATGATTTAGCTAAACCTAATGCAAGTCATTTAATTAAAACATTAAAAGAAACATTAAATAAGAAAAACCCACCTGAAGAAAAATGTTTTCCACTATCTAATACCAAAGCAGGTAATAAAGAATTGCCTATTGGTTGTCAATGGTGTCAACATAAATATGAATGTTATAAAGATAGTAATAATGGAAAAGGTTTAAGAATATTTAAATATGCTAATAAAAATGTTTATTTAGCTGAAGTAAATAAAGAACCTAATGTAGAAGAAATAACACATAAATTTAAAGAGGAGTTAAAAAC